GAAATCAGCGAGGCTGGTCGTCGTATGGCTAAGCCTCAGCTGATTGCCCCGCAGGGTAGTATTGTTCCATCGAAGCTGACGAACGAACCTGGTCTGGTTATTCAATACAAGCCTGGTATGAATCCTCCGCAACCGTTGCCTTTACAACCGTTGCCGCAGTATTACTTGGACCAGCAGGATCGTGTGTTGAATGACTGGATTGATATTTCTGGTGAACGTGAAGTATCGCGTGGCGATACACCTCCGGGTGTGACGTCTGGTACTGCAATTAGTTATTTGCAGGAAGCATCAAACCAGTATTTGACTCCGCAGTTCCAAAGCATTGAAGCGGGTGTTGAAAAGATTGCGGCGCAAACAATTGAACTGTTTGTCCAATATGTGGACATTCCTCGTAAAATCCGCACTGTCGGAGCTGATGGGGCGTTTGACACGATGTTGCTGCGTGGTGCTGATATTGCGTCAGGTACAGATATTCGTATCGAGCCTGGTTCGTCGTATGCGAAGTCTAAAGCTGCTCAAGAAGCTCGTGTGATGGACATGTTTGCTGTAGGTATTATTGACCAGCCGACAGCGCTAAAGCTGCTCGAAGTGGGCGGTGTGCAGAAGATTGCAGACACGTTGAATGTGGCGGAGCGTAAAGCTCAACGTGAAAACATTAAAATGAAAATGTTGACGCCAATGGAAATCGAGCAGGCCCGCATGCAAGCTATGCAAGAAATGATGGCGCAGTTGCCACCAGAGGCCATGCAGGATCCTGAAATTATGGCTGAAATTGAAAACATGCCCGCACCGCCGATGATCCCTGTCGACGATTTCGACATGCACGAAATTCACATTGAAACGCATAACAGGTTCCGTATGTCACAAGAGTACGAAATTTTGCCGGAAGAAGTTAAAGCACAATTCGCGTCACATGTGGCAGAACATGAGAGAATTGTTCAGCAGAAACAATTAATGAACTTCTTGGAGATGATTCCGGGGGACGGTTCGGAAGCAGGCGGCGCTCCTATGGGCGGAGACAGCATGGAAGTGCCTATTCCTGGCCCAGAGGCAGGTCCAGGCGCTACAATGGCTCCTAACGGAGCAGTACCCGATATGACCCCCGAGCAAGGAGTGGAAGATGGCCGACTTTGATGTGATTGCGGACACGACGCCGCAGTTGGAGTATGCGCCGACTCGTAACTATGGTCGTAAGACTGTAGACGAGTTGAAAACTGAACTTCAGGCTATTGATGGAACTACGTACACTAACGCGGCCATCCTTGAGATGACTTACAACGATTTGGTGTATGCCATCCGAGCCCTGTCGTAACAAATTTATAACTAAATACAGTAAACTAGAAACCAAACAGCTAGGGCCCCCTGGGGGTACGGCGAAAAGGAGTATGTAATGGACGAAGCTGCAGGTACAGAGGTTGACACTTCGACGGAAGTTCAAGAGCCTTCAGGGCCGGTAGAAACAGCGGAACCTACCGCTGATGTCGAAACTGATACATCATCGGTGAATCCCGCTTGGGAATCCGTACGTACAAAACTCGATCCTGTGAGTTTTCATGCGATCGAAGACGAACTGAAGAAATGGGACAAGTCCGCAGAATCGCGTATTTCGTCGCTTAACCAGCAACTTAAGCAATATAACGAGCTTGGGTCGCCGGAGCAGCTGCAAACATACGCTTCTATTGCTCAGAAGCTTGATACTGAGCCGGAAACTGTTTACAACGCTCTCGGTGAGTTTTTGAAGCAAAATGGTCGACTGCCCGAAACTGAGCAAGAAATGCAGGACGCGGTAGACGATCAGGAAGACGCAGAGTCTGAAGAGAATCCTTTGGATCCTCGTATTGCGCAGTTGGAACAACAGCAGCAGCAATTACAGGAATTCCTTGCTCAGCAAGAGCAAATGAAAATCCAACAGGAAGCTGACCAGGCTTTAGATCAGGAAATCCAGGAACTTCGACAGCAGATGCCTGACTTCACGGAAGATGATGTGAAGGAAGTGTTGATGCGGGCGGCGTTCCAGCTTCAGAGCGGCAACCAGAAGGTAAAACTTGCTGATGTGGCTCAGGAGTACATGGATAAGACAGTAAACCGAATTCGCGCAGTACCGCGCCCAGGAGATTCGGCCCCGCGTCTACTTCCAACATCTGGTGGTGTTCCCAATGGACAGCAGCAGACCCCGTTGGGCAAGATGTCAAGGACGGATGTGCAAGATTACATTGCAGCATCTTTGCAGCAGGGTAGGTAAGGGACTTCTCCTTTAACTATCGAAAGGAAATTAATCAATGCCTGCAACCCTTGCAACCATTGAGTCTTACCTCAAGGAGGTGTACCAGGGACGTATCCGCGAGCAGCTGAACGATGAAATCGTTGCGCTGAAGCGTATTACTCGCAGTGGCTCTGGTGTCACCAACGAAACTGGTGGTAAGTATGTTACGTTCCCGATCCACACCCGCCGTAACAGCGGTATTGGATCGCGTTACGAGTCTGAGGCTCTGCCGACCCCCGGTCAGCAGGGACACGCTGCAGCTCGTATCGGCCTGAAATACGCTTACGGTGGAGTTCAGCTGACTGGTCAGGCTATCAGCCTGTCGGACACTGACGCCAAAGCGTTTGCTAAGGCTCTGGATACTGAGGTCGAAGGTCTCAAGAACGACCTGAAGAAAGACATGAACCGTCAGGTGTACGGTACCGGTAACGGTGCTGTGGGTGTCGCTTCTGGTTCTGAGACTGGACAGATTATTCCTGTTTACGACGCTCGCCTGTTCCAGATTGGTATGGTGATTGACACTCAGACTGGTACTACTGTGGACAACCAAGACCTCGTTGTGACTGCTGTAGACCTGACTGCTGGTGCCAACACTGTTACTGTGACCGGTACCATTTCACCTTCTACTGCTGACGCGGACCTGCTGGTCCGTGCCGGTTCTGGTGTGGGTACTTCCGGTAACCGTGAACTTACCGGTCTGGCCGCTATCATCAGCGACTCGGGTACTCTGTACAACATTGACCCGTCGACTGAGCCCGAGTGGAAAGCAACCGTTGACTCTAACGGTGGCACTCCCCGCGCACTGTCGGAGTCTCTGATGATTCAGATGACCGATGACATCCGTGTGAAGGGTGGTTCGACCTCCCTGATCCTGCAGTCGCTTGGTGTTCGCCGGGCGTACTTTAACCTGCTGTCGCAGCTGCGTCAGACGGTTAACACGCAGGAGTTCACTGGTGGATTCAGCGGTTTGGCGTTCACCACTGACCGGGGTGAAATCCCTGTCGTGGCTGACCCGGATGCTCCGCTGAACAAGCAGTGGTACATCAACGAGGACGCGGTGACTTACTACCGCGACGAGGACTGGCACTTCATCGACCGTGACGGTTCGATGTGGAAGCAGGTCCGCGACTCGAACGGTGACTACGACGCTTACTACGCTCGTATGGTGGAATACCACGAGCTGGGTACTGACCGTCGTAACACCCACGGTGTAATTGAGGACATTACCGAAGCCTAGTCTTCGTTCTCAGTGGCCCGTCCCCTATAATGGTTAGGGGGCGGGCCAACATCTTTTTGGAGCTTCTATGGAGTTTGAATACCCGTTCTACGCGACAAGCACTGTCTTGCCGGAGGGTTTGTCGAAAGATGATTACCGTCACGAGTTTTATAAAAACAACCGGTACATGGGTATTGAACAGGAATATACGGTTACTGGTGGTACTGCGACAACGCAGCCAACATTCGATGGCGATCCGCTGTTTTCCGGTAAATATGTGATTCTTGGTAGTACTGTGTACTTTGATGTACAAGTCGATTTTGACAACATTCTTACTTTCGGCACAGGCCAGTATTATGTGTCGCTTCCGTTTGCATCAAAATACGGTGTCGCTATTCGTAACGGATGTTTACACGATGCGAATACTGGAATTCAATACCACATTTCAGGTCATGTTGATGCGGGAGACGACGAATTACAGTTGTTTACGACAGACCGTCAAGGTAACCGTATTTACGATTTTGCTTTTGCACAAGGCGAGCCAATCACGCTGACAACATCAGACAATTTTCACATTTCCGGCACGTACATTGTTGAAGATAGCTAGTAACGGTAGGATATAAGTATGGAAAATAAACTTCTTTTCTTTCAAGCCGCAGCTGCGTTGCCTGACGGCCTGAGTCTCGCTGACTACGAATACCAGTTTTATGCAGATAATGCTGGGAAAGAGATTTTAAGCGCCGAAATTACTAATCCTAGTAACGGCCAGGTTTTGAAATACAATTCGTCGACAGGTGTGTGGGAAAACGCTACAGACGCATCTGGGGTGGATCAGCTTTCCCAACTTACCGATGTTGATTTAACAAGCCCAACCACAGACGATGTACTCGTATATGACGGTAATGATTGGGTTAACCAAAACGGGTTCACGTGGGGACAGTTAGCGGGTCCGTAGGCTAAAATCTACGTATGGTTACTTCATTAGGACAATCCCCGCAAGTTTACAACTCTGACTTAGGCGAGTTCGTACGTGACGACCACGTGCGTTTTGCTGAAATTCTGAAAGATCTTAAACCAACCTACAGTTTGGTGTATATCCCACAGAAAGACAGGTCAACCCCAGAAGAGCACCAAAAGCCGTGGGCCATCCTCGACAAGCCTGACAGCATGCAGGAATACATTGTGCGTTACCTGTCGGAAGAGGAAATGAAAGAGCCGCATAAGGTTCTTGCGTGGCTGTTTGACGGCGATTTGACTCGGCACGGGGCAGACAACGTGTTGAAGCGTATTGAAGCAGAGGAGAACGCGAAAAAGCTGCTGGAATTAAAACAGCAGGAGGACGAATTAGAAGATAGAATAGAAATCGCTGAATTTTTTGTTACTGGGGGGCGGGACAAAAAGCACACTTTTACTTATAACGGAAAGAAGTTTGAACGATGAGTTATGTCTCCCCGACGAAAACCGTTCAAGATGTCATTAACAATGTGACACGTGTGTTTGGTGACGAAGCAGGAGTTCAGCTGAGCAACAACGACATTATTCGTTGGATTAACGAAGCCCAGCGGGAAATCAACCGTCAAAACGCAGTACTACAGCAAGTAGCAACCACTGCGTTGAACGCTGGCCAAGCCGAATACTCCCTGTCGTCCATTACACCGCCGATTTACGAAATCAACAGCCTACTGATTAACGGCCGACGAATCGGAAACATTTCTGTATCCCAAGCAGAAGAATCAATTTCGCTTGCAGATCCTGAAAGTGAAGAAACAGGGGCTCCCCAGTTTTGGTATGAATGGGCAAACACGATTACGTTTTGGCCCGTACCAAGCACGGCAGGGACAATCAAAATTCGTTACACGGCAATTCCTACAGACATTGCAAGCGACGGCGACACATTAACTTTGCCCGACGAATACTTTATGGACATCATCAATTATGTGTTGAAGATGGCGTATGAGATGGACGAAAACCCTGAAATGATGCAAGCTAAATCGGTCGAGTTTAACCAGAGTCTTGCTGAACGGGGCGAACAGTACCGTAACGCACAACACATGACATACCCCACGATGACGGTATACGAACTGTTTTAGGAGCGGCCCATGCCAGGTCAGGCTATTCAAGTGGGGCCGTTTATTGGTGGTCTCAACACGTTCAGCGACCCTTCTTCTATTGCAGACAACGAACTTGCCGTATGTGAAAATTTTGAGTTGGATTTAGATGGTTCACTAAAATCTCGGCCACCATTTGTCGACATTGAGACTGATTTTACTTTGTCTTCATCGGGCGACATCCATCTTCTTGGCTACTATTATGATCCTGCGGGTCAGCCGTATTTGTTGGCAAGTGACGGGGACAGTTCAACATATTCTTTTAACGGTGCCGCCTGGGGTTTAGTGACAAACGCATTAGCAGCTACCGCTGTCGCCCAGTTTGACGATAAAGCATGGCTGACAGCTGGTGTAAGTTCCGGTCAAACAGGTGGTTATTGGACCCCTTCGGGTGGGTTTACGACAGATAGCAACATGCCTGAGGGTGAAATCATTACCGTGTTTAAATCCCGTATGTGGATTGCTGAAGGTAAAGACAGTTCTAATAATGGTACTCGACTGTATCGGTCAAGGACTCTCGCTGATCCGAGCTTGTGGCAAGCAGTTAACGATTTTATTGACATTGGTTCAGGTGACGGTCAAAACATTGTCAACATTGCCGTGTACTTCAACACGTTGCTCATTTTCCGTACCGGCTCAATTTACGGCCTACAGTATGCGACAGATCCTGCTTCCGCTGTAGTGGCGTTGGTTGTGCCAAACGTGGGTCTTGCCAGTAAAGATGCGTTAGACCAGTTCGAAAGCTTCATTTATTTTATGTATGAAGATAAAGCATACGAGTTTAGTAACAACCGTGCCGCTCAAATCAACGTCAAAGTGCCGTTTACTACCACAACAACGACTGACATATATCTTCCATTTGCCGTGTCGGAATTTAACCGCCGTGTTATTTTTTCTTACTACGACACGCTATACGTGTATAGCTTGCGGACTCGAACGTGGACAACATGGAAATCTGAAGTGTTTGGACCTATCGGAAAAATAGTAAAACAAGACAATCCGACAGGTAGTTCACAAGCAATCGCCCACAAATCAGTTGAGGTTGCTGCTGGCGGTTCGAGAACTACTCCAACGTTGACTATTACTGACGAAGTGGGTACTGCATCTGAAGAAATGACCTGTGTGATGCAAACGAAAAACTTTAACTATCAGGCAGGTTCCGTTTACAAACGCCTGTTTTGGTGGGGTGTGGATGCAT